AAGGGTGTTCACATTTTTGCACCTAAATGTCCACAAAGTGTGATGCCCCACCCAGAGAAACCAAAAATAAACTCTAGGTGGGGCATTGTTAGGATACTATATGAACAAACAGAGGAGAACAATGAAAACTAAGAGAGCCACTCCTAGTAGACTTATAGTGTATACTTAGTGTTGACCCTTTGTCAAGACTACGATGACGTTTTTATAAACTAATATTCTTAGTGTAAACTATTAGTGTCCCTCGTATTAGTCCGAGATATGGTTCGTGGTATATTGAACACGCTCTTAGCGATAACAACGTCGTCGACAACATAGGGGTGTTCTTGGCCTTATGTTCCCCATTGGTTAGCCATAGCGTCCGCAATGCCTTGATATGTTGTGCTTCGTATTTTCCATCTATTCTTGGACTCAGGGAGCTTAAATAGACGTTGTTCTCTCCCATCAACAACATTGGTTGGCTCTAGGGCTGGTAACCCCCTAGTCCATAATCCAGTTTTCTTGGTTTCTCCGTGACCAAAGTGCCAAGGTTGTATGTATTGTGGCTTGGGGAGTTTACTACACAGGCGATTCAACACGCCTACGGGATTCTCTATGCAAAGTCTGTCCACTGGTTGATCCCACATACGCTCTACGAATCGTGCTGCATCCTCTCTGGCCTGTGTTCCAGCATAGTATCTATTTCCAGATACACACAACGCTGTGCATGGTGGGTGTGCAATGACTAGATCAAAGTCACCCCAATTTAGGTCAAAGCAATCTCCTTGGTAGTGATTACCCTCGGATTCAGTGGGTAACAGGTCACAAGACATGGCATCCCAACCGAGGTTACGAAAAGCATCACGGACAACACCAGAGTATTCACAGGCAACCAATATTCTTTTGTTCATTATTATATGTTTTTTTGACGTCGTAGACGTCTGCACCTAAAACCCACCTAGGTCACACTACCAGATACCCTCTAGAATCGACATAAATGCCCCTAGAAGGGCTTTAGGAGATTTCCGAGGGTCAACATACTTACATCCACGTTAAAACGCCTCCTTGGGAGTGTGAGCGAGTTTTGAAATAAGCGTCACGAAAGTCTCTTAGGTTTTGGTCGACGAGGTCTTTTTTACGATCTTCCATCTTTAAGTCAGCATCTTGTGCCATTTGTTCAACCCAATAGTTGACAGCGATGCTCAAAGCGTCCAATCTGTCATCATGCCTAATGCTTCCCTTAGTGGCAGTGATCCGACTCATTTGATAGAAAAGCTGATACCACAGTTGATGCTCTTGGGGATACCCTTGGACGGAATCGAAATCGCTACGTATCGTCGCAGTGTTTACGATGAGTCTGTGCTGATTCATGATTGGCTCCAGAGTGTCAATGATTCGTTTCTCTTTCTGGGTATTGTGACGAACTTCGGACATGGAGCACGGGTGTATCTTGTTGAGGATAGGCTTGAATATCTCACTGAACATACCGTCACCAAAGTTACTTTCGACGACGATCTCATTAACTTTGAATTTCTGGGCTTTTACTGCTAGCTTCCGTAGGACTTCCTCGGAGTAGCCCCCTTGCATACCACCTGCGTCCAGCAGGTAAAGGAAACCGTTGAGCATCTTAACCACAGCCCACGAGGTTTCGTCCTTACCGCGACCAGAAGGGTCAACGGACATAACAGCCCCCGTGTAAGGGATGTGGTCACCAATGAGCTTCAGGGGTCTGTTATAGCGATCTGAGCTAAAGCCTACGTTAGGCACACTACCATCCCATCCTAGCTCTGGTGAGTTAGCCCATACCACTTTCTCTGGGGCGAGGTCGTTGTCGACGTCCATGACGACGAGGTCGTTCAACTTAAGTGGATAGCGATCCGCGTCAGAACGCTTAGTGTTCAACATGAACTGCATATTGAATCCACTACGTCCATAACTTATTTCACGTTCCTCTAGGTCAATATCGGAGAACCGAGTGGGTTCCGTAGATTTACCTAGTTTGTTTACGTCAATACAGAGATCGCTAACATTACATGAGTAGATGTTCTCGTTCTCTGATTGAGAAATAAAGCGAGAAGGCCATATCTTCGCCGTGTAGTCACGCGAAAGGAGGCGGTTGTAGATACTGTCCTCGGTCTGTGGTGTGCCTAGGAAGATGATCTTAGCGTCCTCTAGGGGCTTCAGGATGGAGTCAAACTCCTTGACCTGCTCAGAGAGCTTCCAGCGCATCCCGTGTGTTGCTGAGTTGTTGGGGACTTCGATGTCGTCGGCTACGATAATATCCGCACGAGACCCCGTAAGCTGACTAGAGATACCTAAAGATTTGACTGAAGGTGCGTGGCTGGCTGGAGCAGGGCCGACGTCGAACGATATTTTACTAAATCGCTGCGACTGAGAGGGTATCAGGTGCTTTAGCATGGGCATATCATGGATAAGCCTCAGCGTAAAGGTGCTAAAGTCGTCAGAGCGTGTTTTACTGGCTGAAACGACAAGAATATTCTTGGAAGGATTGAGGTATAACTGGTGAACAACGAAACTTGAGCATATCCAAGACTTTCCAATACCGCGAAATGCCTCAATAATCGCTCGTCGTGGGCCTGATTGCATGAAATCTGCAATCTCATACTGCAACGGGGTAGGCTGCGGTAGATTAAGATGCTTCCATGTTAAGAACAGGAAGTTTTTGAAGTCTTTTAGCTGCTCTGGGACATCCATGCTACTTGTTTCTGGAACGGTTCATTGACTTGCTACTGATGCGAAGGTTTTTTCGCCCATTATTTAAAGGGTTTCGATCCTTATGGTCAATATCCCGTCCAGCTAAAGCAGCTTTACCCCTTGATTTGGTCATAATAGCCCTAGCTTTATTCCTTCCTGCCCGTCTGCGTTTCTGCTCAGGGCGACTGTGGTAATTATCGTATTCCTTTCGGTAATTTCTAGTCATGTTGTGCTATCCTGATTTGTTCGACGCCGTCGCTAAACGGCAGGGCTTCAATAAGATTATCCAAGGGGTTACCATTGTTGGCTATCGCTTGGATACCGTTGTCTTTCAGAAGCTGTCTAGCAGCCCCTAGGTCAGCAGCCGTAGCCTCACCCGTCTTTATCCTCCGCAACATCTCATCAATTAAGATGTCTTGGAGGTGTTGTAGCCTATCTGATGTATTATTGGATTCCATTGCGTATATTTGAGCGTTTCTGTAACAGGTTGTTTATTTCATCTTGAAGCTCAGGGAAGTCTTCAAACATCTTGCTCTTCCCCACACTGCGATAGCGGTTGATGACCTTCTGGAGTGCCTTAACTCGTGGTGGCTGCACTCCGAGTTCAAGATCTGCGTAGGTTACAGCAGGTAGGCGTTTGTATGTAGGACTACTGATAAACCTATTGAGGGCTTCTCTCAGCGTCAAACCGTTAATCTTAACATTCCCAGCTTCTTGCTGGAATCTGTCGTAGGCTGTTTGTCCGTCCTCGTTTACGAACTTACGCATATCAATCGTGTTCATAATCTTTGGCTTCGGTATGCTGAATCCCTTGTTGAGGCGAGCAATTTCTTGGTCGACGGGGTCGTCGCTTATCGAACGAATGTAAGAAGGAACGAGTGGGCCGAGAGGCGTGTTCTCAACCATGATCTTTTCACCGAGAGCGTTGCGCTTGGGCATCAGTTGATCACTGAAAGGCGAACGCTTGATGATTCGATCTACAAACCCACGAGCCTCCTTGAGTTCTCTAACTTGCTGGAAGTTCATCGCTTGCTGGAAGAATGTTGGGACAAACCCAGCAAAGACGTCACCAGCGGCTCGTTCGGTGGCTCCTAGAGGATCTTTAAGCACGTCTAGGACGTTAGACATACCCTGAAGGAATGACTTATTTGCGATGTTGTTGACAGCCGACATAGCAATAACGCTGAAGGCACTTTCCAATACCCCATCATCAACTTCGTGATAACGGAACGCCTCGACCATGTCGACGTAGATACCAATCACACTACTGATTGGGTCTAGTTTATTGTAGCTCCAATACTTGTCTCCAATCTTAATGGAGTAGGGTTGCCATCCAGACATCTGAAGGGCTCGACGCCTATCCGCATCTGCTGGCCCACCACCAGTAATTAAACCAAGAGTCGAGCTATTCAGGGCATAGTAGAAAGCAGTCGCGGCAAACATAGTTCCAGTAGCAATTTGACCAGCGGCATTCGCCCTAGTGACGGGGTCTTTAGACAGGATCGCAGACTTTAACTGGGCTTGCTTGCCCGTAAGCTTCGACAAGAATAGTCGACCAGTGTCCCCTACCAGACGACGATACTCCACACCAGCAGGTGTGCGATCAATCGCAGTCTTGATGATGTTGGTGGGAGTCCGAACGAAGGGGACGATGAACGAGATAAACCGAGTAGCGTCATTCCGCTTCAAGTTATTTATCGCATTCCCCATCGCACCAAGCATGGTATCTGGGTCGAGGTCTTCGGTAAAGGTATTCTCTCTTGCGAACTTAAGAGCAGCCTCAGCATGAGCGTTCAGTCCTTCTTCAACTTTTGCTCGCTCCATGAGCTTACCTTCCTTGTCTTGGAGTTTCCCCTTGCGGTACTCGCTGTCCAACTTACGTGCTTCCTCGGCAGTAATCTGACCACTCTCAAGCTTTGGTCTGATGTTAGCGTTATACCAGTTGAGGT